CGGATGGCGAACCGCCGAACACAAGCACCTTGTACTGTCCTTCAGACAGCGCACCATCGCTCGTCGTGAGCGTGTGCGTTGTGCCAGACAGCGTGATCGAACCAACACCAGAGACAAGGCGGTCGATAATGTCGAAGTTGTCGTTGGCAGTATTGCCCCACGTGCCGACCTGCTCACCGGTTCCCGGTTTCTCCAGACCTGTGTTGCTGGTGTACGTGCTGGCCATAGCTCACCTTACGCTGCAATGTTTGTCCAAGAATTTCCCGGACCCGGAACCTGTTCACTCCAACTTGTAGCAGATCCTGAAACCTCAGTCCACGAGTTACCCGGACCCGGAACCTGTTCAGTCCAAGTTGTATCAGATCCCGAAACCTCAGTCCACGAGTTGCTTGGGTCGGGGGAAACCCTATTCCAAAACACGATTGCACCCACTTGCGCGGAGGAGGCGACCCCACTCAGCGATACCAAGACATTGTCTATTGTCGCAACAACGACGGAACCAACGGCAGTTTCGGATTCGACCCCAGCTAACGATACCGATCCGTCTCCGGAGACGCCGACAGACCCAACGGAGGTCGTGGAGGCGACACCGCTCAGAGAGACAGAGGCGTTTTGAGTAACGGTGACGGAGCCAACGGCAGTCGTAGAAGCAACGCCGGTAAGCGATACCGAGACGTTTTCAGTAACGGTGACGGTAACAGACCCAACGGAAGTCGTAGAGGCAACACCAGCCAGAGAGACAGAAACGTTTTCAGTAACGGTGACGGTAACAGACCCAACGGAAGTCGTAGAGGCAACACCGGTCAGAGAGGCAGAGACGTTTTGAGTAACGGTGACGGTGACGGAGCCAACGGCAGTCGTAGAAGCAACGCCGGTCAGCGATACCGAGACGTCACCTGTTGTCGCAACGACGACGGAACCAACGGCAGTGTCGGATTCGACCCCGTTTAACGATACTGATCCGTCTCCGGACACGCCGACAGACCCAACGGAGGTCGTAGAGGCGACACCGCTCAGAGAGACAGAGGCGCTTTGAGTAACGGTTACGGTAACGGAGCCAACGGCAGTCGTAGAAGCAACGCCGGTCAGCGATACCAAGACATTGGGGGATACTCCAACCCCATCATCGCCAAGCGGGGCAGCAGCGAGAGGGGAAAAGCCAAGCATCGGTTACTCCTAAGGATACGGATACCGCAGTTTGATCTCTGCAATCATGTCCAGCCATTCAGCCTCTGTTGCAGTCCCGCGCTGCCACTTGAAGAACAGCGGATCGGCTTCTGACTGATACGCGGCCTGACGCTTGGCTTCTTGCTCGGCCTTAACGACAACTGGGTCGGGATTTTTAATCTTGATAATCATGCGCCCACCCCGTCTGTCAGGTCAGCTTCGTCAACGGTCCAGAGGTCACGCGCACTGCGGTCAGACGGGATGTCCGCGACGTCCACGATCTTGTAGGGCAAACCTGTTGGCACGTCTTTGGCCGCGATCTGGTCGATTGTCAGGCCACAGTCTGGTGCGGGAATTATAACCGCAACGCCGCCGCCGTCAGTTTTGTAAATGATGCGATTAGTCACGGAGTCTCCTTTCAGCGGAAAACACTTGCGGAAATAATACTTGGGTCAAATAAAGCTCCGTTAGACTGATTTCTGGTGTCAACTAAGAACCCAGTCACTGAAAGATTGGTGACAAAAATAACAGGCGCGGATACCCCAACATTTTCGCTTGTAGACGCTGCTGCGCTGAAATCTGCGTCAGGCATTGAGGTGGCAAAGTTTACTGTATACCTACCCACACCGTTATCCGTAATGCTGGACACATTGCCAGACGCCCGAATAGCAACCGTTCCGGTGCCGTTGAAATTTACCCACGCACGGCAGGCGTAGATCGGAGCAGAGCCGCCAGCATTGAGAGCACCTGTGATGCGAGCAGCGGCAACGTCAGCAAGGGTCACGGCAATCGACGTGGTGCCAGAGCCAGACACATCCCCAGAGAGCGTAATCGTCTGGTTGCCAGTGATTGCTTCATCCAGCTTGGTTTTGTCGCCATCCACAAAAGCCCCTTCGGATGGCGGTTGCTGGATGTCTTGAGCAATCGCGGTGATATAAACCACAGCATCGCCAGACAGGTTGATGGCTGCGTCCGCGTTGCTACTCTCGTCAACCGTCCGTGTGAGCGTCGTGCCGCTGGACGTGTACGTACCGCTACCGATCTCCCAGTTGCTACCATCCTCGATGACGTAGCGCACAGTCTCCCCGTCAGCCACGCCAGCATCAGCGAACGACTGGTAGCCGCTTTCAGCGGAGCCAAGCGTGATGGTCCCTGTGCCAGTAGTGGCGGTGGACATCTTGGCGCGGTTGACGAACTTGGTCATGGTTTAGGCCAATCGAATGATAGCGTTGCTCGCATCTGCAGTCGGGAACGTGATGGCGAAATCACCAGCGGTAGACGTCTTGTCGGCGCCGAAATCCAACACTGCAATTGCTTCAGTTGTGCCTGCGCCACCGCCAGTCGTGGTGTTGTAGATCAACGCGCCGCGAGCCGTGATTGTCGCCGACGTAAACGTGATATCTGCAAAATCCGCGTAAGCCGTGGTGCCAGATGTCGTTGGTGTGACGTTGGTTAGGGTTCCACCACCAGCCGAATACGTACCAGAATCCCCAACCTCGTTGGTGACAGTGTAGTCCGTCGTAGCTGCGGTAAAAGATGCGCTGTTGGTGTACAGTGCGATCTTGAACGTGTGCCCAGTAGAGGCCGTAAAGTCGTGCTTTGCCTGTAGCAACTCTTGTTTGAAGCTAGTGCAAAGGAAATTGCCCGTGAAAGCCATGTCAAAGGTCCTTTATCAGTTTCGCCAACTCAGGCTGACCAGCCTGTTGAAGGGCATTGTACACAGTTGTGCGGTCGCTGCGAACCGCCTGTTTGAGATACTCTGTGACGAGTTTCTCAATTGTGCCTTTGAAAGCCACAGCCTGATCTCGAATTGCCGGGTGGGTTGTTTCAGAGATGGACACAATTCGATCGGCAGCCTGCGCTCCAAGTTCTTCGGGAGTGAACCCGCGACCATCGGTGGTGCGAACGCCAACAACAGGTCTGTCTCTGGGGATATCGAGAAATCCAACACTCATTGCTTTTCTCTCCGAACCTTGCCGGTGCGATACTCGTCGGCGACCTCTTTGGATTCACCGAGCATCTTGAGGCTGTTGATGGCGTCTTGGAATCGCTGGGTGTAGTTTTGCATGACGTCAGGCTCACCCTTCATGAAGATCGCCCCTTCCAGCAACGCACCGTACAGCATTGCAACCTCGGCATTTTCGCTGAGCCATGTGGTGCCGCTGTCAGCACCTGCGCTTAGGCTTGCTGGGCGATACATGTAATGAAGCTCGGCCGTATAAACAGCGTCAGGCGTCGGAGCGAGCAGGAAGTTATCGACGTCGAACTGGCCGTAGTACCGAGGCGCACCGGTCACTGTTGGATCAGGCGAGTAGAGCTGGAGAAAACTCGGGTCTTTGAACTCGAGAAAAAACTTAGCGCCGTCATCACCGGTCAAACTTAATGAGAACGGAGCCAAGTAGTCATCAGGTGCCGCGAGATACGCACCGCTTGTCGAAGACGTCGCGTTTTTGCGGAACAGGCTGAGCTGAACGTTCTTGAGTATCCGCTCTTCAGCAAGGCGAATAAACAACGGGATGTTGCTGACGAACGTGTCTTCGCTGTACTCTGACCACTCCTCGACGGCGGTCTTTAGCTGGGCGTATGTAAAGCTCATGTCGTGCTCACCGTAACTTGTCCAACCTTACCTACCATACGTGGACGCTCGAGGCGAGGCGCCTCTACTGTGGGCACTCCCACATATACCGTCAAAGCTTCGGATTTGTCGGGCCTTGGATTGCGCAACGCTTCAGCATCTGCGCGAACAGGTCGCGGCGTCAACTGCGGATGCTTCGGCTCGTACTCGTCTTTACCAACCTTTAGGCCGTTCCACTCAACGCGCATGTCCTTGAGTCGATACCGAAATCCGGATCGATCAGAAATACCGTATGCGTTTTTGCCAGATGCGTAGCTCATCGTCTCCCCGGCACAATGCGGAGTGGAACGCGGTCCTCATCTTCTTCCGAGGCCCGCTGGAACTCTTCTTCGTAAACCGCTTTCAAGATCTGCAAGCGCTCCGGAGCTTTTTTCATCCCGATGTAATAGGCGAGACCGGCGACCGCGCACGGGTAAAAGCGGAACGGCATCTCGGTCGTGTTCGCCAGAGCCCCGGCATCGTCGATGCGCTGAACGTAATAGTAGATCAGTTGGTCCGTGGAGTTCTCCGGGGTCGGCCAGATGTTGATCACCGGCGTGATCCCCCGATCGACGTAGAACTGCACGGGGCGGCCCTTCTGGTCTTTGTTGACCTGTCGAAGGTACTCACCCCGCCCAACGCGCGTCATCTCGACATCGGACCCGTCTCGACGCAGCACCATCTCAAGGACGTCCACGACCTCGGGAAGCAAAGTCTCTTGGGCCTGTCCTTCGGTCAGCGTGATCGTAGCTTGCTCGACTGTCCACAGGTTGAGACCCCGGTTGGCCCATTCCGCAAACATGAGGTTCATGGAACGACGAGCTGTCTTGGCATCGTAGCCTGTGCGCATCTCAAGCCCACAGCGCTCAAACGCCTCCTCGATCATGTCGGCGATGTCGAGG